TATTAAAGGTATATGGTTTAATTTTATTAATATTATTATCAATACCGATAACATGCCATTCCCTCACAATTTGTGGTAAAATAAAACACGATACCGAATTGATAATAATTATAAAAAATTTTAAATACATTATCTAATATATATGATTATTTTTTATATAATTTCATAAATATTACACCTGTTATTGACATTAATATCATACCCCATAAAGTATCTTTGAATGCATCATAATATGTATAATTTTTATAATAAATACATGAGGTTAAACTATAAGTACCATAAATAACTAATCCAAATAATAGACCATAGATAATAGCAATTCCATATTTATTATATGTGTTATTATCTTTAATAATAAATAATATATGTGTGATATATATATAAAATGCAATAAATAATATGATGTATGCTAAAATAATTGGTGGTATTTTAACAACGAATGGTTCTTTTTGTATTTTTCTACATAACGTCATATAATAATCAAAATTCATAAATATCCATGAAAAATCTAATAATACAAATAAGATATATGCTATTGTTATGGATGATATAAAATTCATATATTAATATTAGTAAAGATAATGATTTTAGAAGGTGGTAAATACATAAACGAAGGATATAAGGGAATTACTATGGATGTATTTAGTGAAAATTCGAAAAAAGACGTAGAATGTAATTTATACAATTATATAAATTATAAAAAACCATCATCATTATTATTATATGGATTACATAAACAAATTAGAGTTTATGATTATAATGAAATATTGGAATTATTATATAATAAAAAAGAATTTATAGTTAAAAAATTTAAGAGAGGTAATATTTTTCTTGGGAATGATAAACGCAATTTTAAGAATGAATTTATATCAATAAAAAAACTCGCAAAAATTTATAATGACAAATTAAATTATTATACGACTATAAAACCTATATTTAAATATCATGGTGTTGATATATATGCATTATCATTTAATCATCGATTTTATATATTTCAGGAAAGATGTTATAAAACGATTGATAATATTAAATTTACACAAAAAGAATTTAATAAATTTATAAATGATATATATGAAAGTTTATTAATTTTACAAAAAAGTAAATATATTCATAATGATATAAAAGCCGATAATATTATTTATTGTAATAATAAATATAAATTGATTGATTGGGATTTATCAGGAAGTATTTATAATCGTTTTAAATCATTTGTAAGAGGAACAGGTGGTAATTTTATGTTCAATCATCCAATCAAATTTTATTCATTAGGATTATCATTATTTATATTTAAAATATTTTATTATATTTTCAAATCAAAAGATAATAAATTATATAATTGGGTATATAAATTAAAATCATATAAAATTATGGAGGCTAAAAGTAATGCTAGTGCGTCTCTTTTAATTAGTAAAAATGTAAATTTACATACATTAACTAAACATTATGATATGTATTCGTTTGCATTATTAATTATATATTTAGCAGAAAAGAATAATTTAAAATTTTCTAAACCGTTCGTAAATAATCTAATTAAGCCATTTCTTATTTCAATATAAAAACTATATAAGAATATTATATTAAATAATTAAATAGGAAGCAAAAACCTAAATAAATATGACAAACTACTCAAATTATACATTATATCAGGAAAAACTCCGCAAGCAAAGAGAGAATCCTGAGACCTCTCGCGCTGGTCTCAAATGGGAGGTTGAAGAAGATAATGTTCTAATTGACAAAGTTAATGAGGGTCTCACATTTGATGATGTTGCAAAACATCTGCAACGGACTGCAGGTAGTATTAAAACTAGACTTATCATCAAAGCTCTTGCTCTAATTGAGGAAGATTGTAATATTACTCTTGAACAAGCAGCTGACAGATATAAGGTAACAACACAAGATATTCAGGCATATCAAGCAAACAAAAAGAAGAGACAAATGACTGTTAATAATCGCAATAACCCAGTAAGTCTTAATAGTATTTATGCTCTACTAGTTGAAATTAATAATAAACTAAGTTAATTAGAAAATAATCGAATTAAAAGTGCAATAATTCCAAAAAATGCTATTAATCCCCAAACTGCAAATGCAAATATAATCCAATAATATATAAAATTTTCTTGGAGTGTTAATCCACAATCGCAATTAATTTCTTTTAATCTTCGAATATAAATGAATATTCGAATAATATTTGCAATATTTATTATAGTTACTATTATACTCAATACAGCCACTACTATATTAGTATAAACCATCGGCACACCATCATTAGCTATATATACTAATAATGAGATTATTTGCCATATTATAATAAACATTATCCATTCTCTAATCCATTCTTTTTCTGGTAAATTCGCACAAGGGCATTTACTTATTTTAACTAACCAATTTAAAATAAACATAGAAATAACTATACCTAATACCGCTCCAAATATTACGGGACCAGATGAGCTATATTTATCTTGTTTAATACGTGTTTCAAAGTTTGAAACAGACACAGATTTTTTACTAGGCATATTATCTATATAATAATAAGAAATTAGAATTACAAAAATTTGTAATTAATATATGAATGGTTTTTTATGCAACACTAATGAAAACTTCGCGATGCTTATGATATACGATAGCATCGTTTATTTTTGCAAAAGAACCTTTGATTGTTATTGATACCTCTGAAGATGTGAATATTATTTCTTTCAAAAACCTCTCATTCTTATTGTAGTTTATTTTAAACTTCCCAAGAAGAATTAGTGGTTTATCATACTTCATTTTCATTTGCCTATTTACATTATCACTCAACTTATTGAAATGATAATAAATATCGAGTATCGAATTATAAACTTTGATTTGTTTATTTTCGGCATTATTTGAAATTCTGCTAATGGTATGAAGATAATCAGGCATGATAATTGGTAATTCAAAATCAAATAATCATTTTTATTTAATTTTAGTTTTAAATATAAACATAATAAATAAGAAATAATATGAATATAATGACTACTATTACAATAATTGCTATATTTATTTTTGAATAAAGGAATAATAATTCCTGCGATTTACTTGAACTACAATTACAATTATTTTTTTTAAGATTATTTATATAATTATAAGTAATTATTACCATTATTACTGCAACTATACCAATTATTAAATTCATACTCAAAATTATATTATTAAATTGTATAAAATCGCTTAATGATTGATTATTATTAGTAAGAACATAAATAATTAATATAGAACTATAATATAAAATTAAGAAAAACCACCAAGCTTTTATAAAAACTTTACTATTATTATTACTACAATTACATTTAATAAGATCCATATGATTTATCCAATTTAATATAAATAATCCAATAACTATAATAAAAATTATATTAAATATTGTAAATATATTAAATAAATCCATAAATTATTTGAAATATCTATTTGATATATATATTATTATAATAAAAATGAAATATACCATTATCATTATTACTGTAATCATATATATGAGTATTATTAAAGTTTTTAAGACATTATCAGAACATCCACATTTATTTTCATCCAATTGTTGAATATATTTATAAGTCATATAAATATTACCTAAACCTAATATATTACCTAATACTATTAAATAATATGAATCAATACTATAAACATTAAAAAAAATTAGTATATCTAATATAAATATAATATACCAATAAATATGAATTAATTTTTCTAATAAAGTTTTAGAACATTTGCAGCCATTATATTGCATTAAATAAATCCATAGTAAATATACACTTCCTACTATAAAATTATAGGCTAAATACCATCTCTCTAAATAAATTTGTTCCATAATTATCTTTTAATTAGAAAAAAATGAAACTTACGTAATTAATTATTATTACATACAAATACTATGTCGTATGAGGATATTGAGAGCGTCGCTTATGCATATGGTGGTGTTGTTTATGGTGGTTATATTCGCGATAAAATGATTGCGACTTATTACACACAGAACTACTACCTCAAAGGTAATGCTGAAAGCGATTTCTATAATGCTAAAATTCACAAAAGCTCAGTACGTCGCATGACTGCCCCGAATGATATCGACATTTATTTCAAACGTCAGGAAATCGCGGATAGGTTTATCGATGAGTTGCATTCGTTCGGTGATGTCCTGGTTGTTAGGAATAATGATGCGACGTATACGGGCATTTATTCGCTCATCATGCATAAGCAGCTCATCGTTGATTCGCGTCTTACCATCGACATATCTTATCCGTATGCGAATACAGAGAAGGAATGTGAAGATATTGAGCCGCCTTTCAATAACCTCGACATGCTTTGCAACGGATTTGTAAAAGATGCAAATGGTATTCGTTATTCTTCGACAACTGGAACATATATCGATGATTTAGATGAGGTTGAAAGGAAACGCGAAATTGCAAGGATTACTCTCGACATGTATGAAATGAAGACTGAATTGACTGGTGGATTGAAAATCGAGGAACCTTATATCGTCGGTCGTGTTGTTAAGATGATTAATCGGCGATTTTCGTGGCATATTGTGAATGCGCCATTCGCATATATCAAGTGTGGTGTTGTTGTGTGCAAATGTTGTAATGAGACGGTGAATGGTGGTTATAGAGTGAATAAGAATGTTTATGCGCGCGAATGTTTCTATGAGAAGTTGTATAACAAGGAATTCAAACGCGAATTAAACGTTGTTATTGACGACGAGAAGCTCTCATTCATCTAATCTAAAAAATCATATAAGGACCAAATTTTTGGTCTTTATATAAATAATATAAATAACTATTAGAATGCGTTCGAAAATATATTCATTATATAAAAAAATAATTGACAAAGATGATGAAAATTTTAATTTGAAACAACAAATTTTTTTACAAAATTATGTTAAAGATAATTATGATAATATTGATAAATTATTATTATATCATGGTATTGGTACTGGAAAAACGCGCTCGTCTATATTAATAGCTGAAGAAATTATGAAAAATCATAAGAAAATGAAAGCTATTATAATATTACCTGCACGTCTGAAAACAAATTATATAGATGAATTAATACCTATTATTTGTAAATCTTATAAACAAAAATTAGATTTATATAATAATATTAATACACCAGAAGAAGAATTAAAAAAACTACGCAAATTTTTTGCATCAAAAATAAATAAAAATTATTCAATATATTCATATGAATATATAACAAATTTATGTAAGAAATCAACAAATTTAAAACAAACAATAAAAGAATTAACTAAAAATAAAATAATAATTATTGACGAATTTCATAATTTAATTGCATCTAAAGTAGATGAAACAACCATAATAAACACATATAATTTTAATCAAATTAAGAAAAATGTAAAAAATGTTCGTTCATTAATTATGAGACTTATTAGCAGATATGCAGATGAAACATGTAAAATGTTTTTTTTAACTGCTACGCCAGTATTTGATAATTACGCCCAATTTCTAGAATTAGTAAAATTATTAAATAAAAATCCAATTAAAGATGATAATAAGGATTTAAAGGCTAGTGATTTATTCCCTTATATAAAAGATAAAATCAGTTATTATGAGATTGAAAATAAGGGTGATTTCCCGAGCGTTGAATTAAAAAGAGATGAAATACCATTCTCAAAAACACAGGATATTAAGACGTCTATTATTGTTAATGGTGCTGAAGATGATGATTATGATGACGAAAAAGAAATATTTTTAATAAAACAACGTCAAATAAGTATTTCTATATATGATTTTGATGAAATTGATAAGATTTTATCAAACTTGAAAGAATATGCACCCAAATTAGATAAATTATTTAAATATATAAATACTAAAGATTCGGGAAAACATCTAGTATATTCTAATTTTATATCGCGTTGTTTACATATAATAAAAGAATATTTGGATAGAAATGGATGGGTTAATTATACTGATAATAATGAAATCAAACCATTCAAAACTTATGTATTATGGGATGGATCGATGAATAATTTGAATAAACAAAAAGTTAAACAAATTTTAAATGAACCTGAAAATATGGATGGTAAATTAATAAAAGTAATATTAGGTTCACCATCTATTAAAGAAGGTATTAGTTTTAAACATATTCAACATTTACATCAAATAGATCCAGTATGGAATGCATCAGCAAAAGAACAAATAGAAGGTCGATGCATCCGTTATAAATCACATGAAGATATTCCTGTAAACCATCCATTTTTAAGAAGAACAGTAGTTATTCATAATTATGTTTCGATTCCTCGAAAAAATGGTAATATATATGAAACATGTGATGAGCGTATTTATGATCGTATTATACCAAATAAACTTAAGATTATAAATAAAATATTAAAAATATTAAAAAAAATAGCAATCGATTATTATTTATATAAGAAATTAAGTAAAAGTCCTGAATATAAATCTAAATCTTCAAAAATATTATCTAATGAAGATGATGATATATATTTATTACGAAAAAAAATAAATGAAAAGAAAGTAAAAATTACTAATACATGTCCTAAAAAACGACGTCCTAATGGTGATAAATGTGATGATGGATATGAAATTAAATTAAATAAATTAAAATTTAAATGTTGTTATAAAATTCGTAATAAACCTAATTCTTGTCCTAAACCGCGTATTCCGGTTGATGGAAAATGTTTATTAGATGGATATGAAATTAGAAAAAACAAAAATAATATTGATTGTTGTTACAAAAAGAAAAAACTCTAATGAGACGATGAACGCTGTAATCGCAATTTATTATTTATAAGTGATATATCTCTTGTTATATACGTTAATAATGCATTCGTATGTCTAATATCTTCTTTTATTTTTTTGCAATTATAATAAATTTTATAAATATCAAATATTAAATATAATGAAATAACCATTAAACCTCTGGTATAATTTATATCATTTATATAAACGATGAGAATATCATTTGATATGATTACAAATAATTCAAATAAATAATAATTATTTATTATTTATTATTCTTATATTTTTCTTCTAATGTTTTTACACGTTCATTCAATTCTTTAATTCCTTCAACTAACAGACCGCACAAATTACCATATGATATATTATAAAAATTCGTAATTTCATTATAAGTTATTACTTCAGGTAAGATATTTATTACTTCTTGTGCTAATAATCCTGTTTCTTGTTTGCCAGTATCTATACGTGTATATGTATAACCATTAATAGTAGATATTTTATCTATAGGATTTATAATTTTTTTTATATTAGTCTTAATATTACTATCAGACGGCGTTAATACAGTTCCTGAAATATATAAATTACTATTTATATATACATTACCTGAAAAATTAGTTTCTAAATTAACATTCATATCATAAACATCTGTAGATAATGGCGGGGTTGTTCCCATTCCAATTCTTATATATGATGTATTTGCATTAACACCTGTATTATAAGTAGCTGATGTTATTATTGAATTATTATAAGTATTTCGCATATTTAAATCACCATATGTATTTAATGATGGATAGGATGATTGTAATCCAATATTAGAAATACTATTAAACCAGTCTATAGCTGGTATACTATCATTATTATTAAATTTAGGCATGCCAACATATATTTTCACATTATTATCATTATCTTTAAAAATGGAAAGATTATTATCATATAATGAAACATAGTTTTTATTAATATTATTATATATTACTGAATATGTTTTTGACGACGTTGAATTACTTGTATTTATTTCAAAATTATTATCAGTTGTTATTTTAATTATTGTATTATTAACAAGATTTTTAAATGTTATAAATGGGTACGATAATAAATTACTTCCATATAATGAAATATTAGGATTTATATTATTATTTTGATTGTAAATAGAAATTGCATTTCCATTTCCCGTAGATGGTATATTAACATTAATTATATAATTACTCAATACATTTGAATATCCGAATGAAGATATAGAATTAACATCTAAAAATGCATTAGATGCTATATTGAGATTACAATTAACATAACAATAATTATTATTGATATTATTTAAAATATTTGAAATGGATGTTATATTACAACTATTAATATTTATTGTATTTATGGTATTGATATTATTTAAATTATTTGATGAAAAAGATATATTATTAGTTAAATAATTAGATATTATACTACAATTTAAATTATTTATTAATCCATTTTCAGGAACATATAATTTATATTTATCTGTATAATTAGTACCTATTCCTACATTACCATTCGAAGATATTGAATATACTATATTACTATTTAATGAAGCTGTTAATACTTTTGAGGTATTTGTTTTATATGGAACATTATTTAAATTATTATAATTATATGTGAAAGTTGATTTATAAATATAAAAATTATAATAAATAGGTATTTGATTTATTATTTTTGATTTTATGAATTTATTATAACTAGATGTTATAAATGTTGATGGTATCGTTATTACACTTGGATATATCATAATATCTACTGAATTTCCATTTATATTTGAAGTAATATTAAAACCATTTATTGGATATGTTATATGCATATTTGAATCTAATGGTATTGATTGGATTATTGGTATTATCTCAATATAATGATTAACATTATTATAAATATTTTCAATTATATTATTTGAAATAAAATTATTAGTTATTACATATTTATCATATCCATATTCAATTATATTAAAATCAGTTAAAGTATCATTATTTATAAATTTGATATTTATTGTATCGGCTGAATTATATATACCTAACGTATTATCATAATTTATATTTAAGGAAATTAAATCAGTATTTTTAGTATCTTTAACATTATATCTGGTAATTGATAATTGATTTGGTGATAAATTACTAGAACCAATACTAACATAACCATTCGAACCTACGCTAAAATTATTATTAGAATTATTTTTGTTAATATATTGAATTATATTCGAATGTATTGGATTGATATTTATAAATAATGGAGTATTTAGTTCATTCGTATCACCAATATTAATATAACCTTTATTATTAATTGATAATACTTTAGATGGTATAGTTGCATCAATTTGATTATAAACTTTAAATTCTAATATATTGCTACCACCAATCTCATTAGTGGCTATTTTACTAATATTTATATTAGGTGCTGTAAAAAATAAATCATTTTCATTAATATTATTAATAGTTAAATAATTACTCCATGAAGTTAAATCGAATGGTAATATTAAATTCATAGCATCATTAGGCATTAGATTAGCATAATTATTAAATATGATTCTAGTATCTATTTTTAATGAATGAACTATATTAGCAGTAATAATTCTTAAACTTTCTGCAAAAGCCATATTACGAATAACAACAGGATCCATATTTGGACTATCAATAAAATTAGTGTATAAAACGCAATCTTGTTGTATATATAAATTTGATGCGTGTATATTTGGTGTTTTTATGATAGTATCATTAGATGTTATATTAATTAATTCAGTTGTATCATTAAACTTAATTTTTAATGAATTATTAGAATTATTATTAAAATTTAATAAAATATTATTATTAAAATAATTAATATTATTTGAAGTTTTATAATAATTTATTATTTCTAAATTCGAATTTAAAATAACATTTTTATATGATATTATTGATGCATTATCGATTGTTAATAAATTACTACTATTATAGAATGTTAATTTTGAATTAATATATCCAAATTGATAATCATTCTTAAAAACAATACAACCATCATTAAAAGAATCACCATGATAATTAATATATAACAAATTTGACGAAGTTTTACTTTTTAAATATAATTTATTTGATGAATTGTAAACATTTAATTCATCGTTCGTAATCTGTCTTCCTATATATATTGACATTATATAAATAATTGTTTTAATATTTATATAGTAAAAAAAAAGGATATAAAGATTATATTATTAATATAATTACCTTAAGTAAGATGTTTAATTGATAGTATTGGTTTATTTATTTTTGTAATATATATAGGATGTTTGGCCGAGTGGTTTAAGGCGTATCCCTTAAGAGGATATTGTGCTATGCACAGCGTGGGTTCGAACCCCACAACATCCAATTTAAAATCCTATATATATAAGAATAATTTAATAATATTTATTTAAAAAATATGATTGTTGGTGGATTATTAATATCAGTAGCATTTATGGTATACTTATATAATCGTCCATTAACTGATATTAATAAAAAAAGTTTAAAATATTATAAATTAAAATGGCGACAGTCTATCTTTTTATGTTAAAAGTTTAGATATTATAACTATTTCACTTGATTGTTTATTTTTATTCATACCATAGCTCCATCGTATATCTTCAATTATTATATAATCCTTGTATAAATTTTTTATATAATCACAGTTATTATATGTTATTATCCAATTGTTTTTTGTTATTATTATGTCGTGTAGTAATAAATGATTAAAATCTTCATGCATATCGCCATTATTACCATATAATTTCGAGTTTTTTTCTAAATAATATGGTGGATCTAAATATATAAAATCTTCTTTGTCAATAAGAAAATCATAAAAATCTTGATTATAAATATCTGTTTTGCTCAGATCTAATAATTTTATTTTATTTATTGATGATGTTGTAAAACGTTTTTTACTAGCTTCTAATGAAAATCCACCAGATAATGTTGAACCATTAAACGAACATCTATTTATAATAAAATAATATATAGATTGTTCTATCATATTGTCATTCATATTCATAATACTACTTCTATATCTTATAAAATCATCTTTAGTAATTGATGTAATTTTATTTAATTCATCGCACAATAAGTCTTTATTTATTTTTATTTGCATCCAGAAATTAAATAATGGTGTAAATTTATCATTTACTATTAATGGTAAATTATATTTATTTTGCAAATAAAATTCGAATGAACCGCCGCCAAAAAACGGCGAAATAATTACTTTGAATGTGCTAATATCAAAATATTTATTTATTATTTCATCTAATATTTTACAAGCTCGTGTTTTACCACCAGGATATCTTAATGGAGATTTATTATTCATTTATAATAATAATGATTATTAATATCATTTTTTTAAATTAAATATTCAATAATTTTTGCTGCTTTTTGTTTTCCAATATTAGGTATTTTAATTAATACTTCTGTTGGATTTTCACTATCATTTATTTTTTTTAATAAGATATTTAAAGTTGGATAAATATCTTTAATGTTTTTAGCAATCTGTTTAGAAATTCCGGGTATTTGTGATAATTGCAATAAATAACAAGTTTCTTTATCTATATTTTCTATTTTTTTTGATTTAATCTTACA